ACAACAAACAATTTTTTAACAACAATGGCATTAGATCACGAAGCAATCTACGAGAGTTATAAAGGCATCGTAGTATCAATAGACGACTCCGCTGGAGCGTTTGACAAAGATGGTAACAAGGTAACACTTGATGACGCTAAAGTAACTGCAGCTCGTAAAACATTAGATGATGCTGCAACAGCAATTAAATATAAATCTGATAGAGCAGCAGCTTTCGCCTCAATAGGTGATCAGCTTGATATGCAGTACTGGGACAAAAAGAATGGTACTACAACTTGGGTAGATCATGTAGCAAAAGTAAAGGCAGACAATCCTAAACCATAGGAGATAAATGGCATTAACAAAAATAGGAACGGAAAGCATTAAAGATGATGCTGTTACGGCAGATAAATTAGCTAACTCAATTAATACTGAAATTGCAGCTAACACAGCTAAAACTACAAACGCTACCCATACAGGAGAAGTTACTGGTGGAACAGCTTTAACAATTGTAGATAATGTAGTTGATGAAGCTAATTTAAAAGTATCAAATTCACCAACTAATGGCTACTTTTTATCAGCTCAGTCCGGCAATACTGGTGGCCTTACGTGGGCAGAAGCAGGCGGCGGAGGTAAAATTCTTCAAGTATTAACAAACTCAACTCAGGATTCTACTGGTAGTTTAAGTATTGGAAGTCAAAACACACCTGTTGATATACCTAGTCAAAATCTATCTATAACTCCCTCAGCAACAAATAGTAAAATACTGGTTTCTTTTCATCAAATGGGTGAAACATCCTCTGGGCCACAAACATATTATTTTGTTTTAAAAAGAGCAATATCTGGAGGTGCAACAACATCTATAGCTGGTACGGCATCTGGTAACAGAATTGGTGTTTTTACTCAACCTCTTAGAACTCCCGATTATGTAAATAGAAGTACCACTCCTGAGTACACACATTGTTCTGGTTATTTAGACTCACCAAATACCACAAGTGCTGTTACTTATACTGTACAGATCGGAAATAATGATGGGACAGGGACGTATTATTATAATAGAAGTGTAGATGATCAAAATTACAGTTCAAGAGAACGTGGACTTAGCTGGATAACATTACAGGAGGTATCGGCGTAATCTGATGGAAATACCCACCTTTCCTACTATAGAAACCCCGTCAATACCTCTCCCTACAGCAGATGTTCCAAGCTACATACCGCTGGTTGTACCTCCGAGCGATCTTCGCGAACCAGAGGGGACACAACCAGCAAAAACCGAAACAGTGCAACCTCAAACAAGAAAGTTAGATATACCTATTATAGATATACAGATGCCACTACCGTCACCAGAAGTTATGGTTACAGCCGTAACTACGGCGGTAGCAGCTGTGGCTACAACCACCCTTGCCCAGCCCTTCTTTGACATAATTAAAAAACGAGTACAGAAGTTCTTACAAGGCAAGATTAATAAATGGAAGGAAAAGAGAAACAACAAAAAAGCTTCCTCGGCAAAGTAAAAGATATAGCTGAGGATAAGGAACATCAAATTGAATTTCTGGGAACTGTAGTTAGACTAGGCGTCGTTGTCTGGTCTGGTTTTATTATTACACTAAACTATGTAGAAATACCGATGGTAAAGAAGTCAGGTAACTCTGATATAACTTTCGTCGCAAGCGTCTTTACGGGGGCACTTGCCACATTCGGGCTTACTACAGGTAAAAATGGTAGCAATAAGCCACCTACATGCCCTATGGCAAAAAAACAAGACACACCAAAAGTATGAAGAAACTAATTCTTCTCTTAGCTCTGTTATCACCCAGCATAGCAAGAGCAAATACTGTTACGCCTCAGTTTACAACTGGTAGTATGAACAGTACAACGACTACCACTCAAACTATTACAGAAGTTACGCAAAAGCAAGTGTACGGTGCTGAAGTGTCCACATGGTCAGGCAGTAATGTTACGCCATCAGCCGATATAACAGCTACTGGTACAACCTTTTCAGTAACAGATAATACGTTACCATGGAATTTAGAAACAACAACCCGAGCAGCTGGATTAGTAGAGCAGTGGGATACCACAACAAACTATACCATAAACTCTACAACTACATCGCTCTCTGTATTCTCACAGTAACACCAGCATACGCTGAAACAAACAATACTTCTAACCCTGTGGCAGCTGCGACAGGCAACGTGACTAACCAAGCCGTGCAGTTTCAAAACAACGGAGCATCGTCACGTCAAAACTATGGCCCAAACATTGCATGTAATGGGTCAACCATGACTTTTAGCCCGTTCTACATGGGCAATGACACTGAACCTAGAGATCCAGAAGGATATGTCATAAGTGAGAACTGGGGATTCCAGATTAACTTTATGGTGCCACTAGACAGAGAAGGTCTTAGACAATGTAGACGCATAGCTAAACGTCAAGAAGAAAAAATGCAGCTAGACTTTGAGCTTGTACGAGCATTGAAATGTGCCGAGCTGCAACAAAGGGGCTTTGCTATACGGCCCAACACAAGAGTATATCACATATGCTCAGATATAGTACCAATACAAACATTACTACCTAAACAAAATGCTAGCAATTCTAAAACCAATCGTCTTAACATTTTTAAAAAGTGACAAGTTTAAAGGCTTCGTCGTAGACTTATTAGAAAAGTTAGTCGAACAAACAGACAATGATCTAGACGATAAGGCTCTAGCTATAGTTAAAAAAGGACTAGGACTTGAATAATGACTAAAAAGAAAAAACAAGACATTGGAGAAGCTATCCGAAGATTTAGAGAAGGGCCACGTATGGGGCCTCCTAAACCACAACAGCCTCCAATGGAGCAACCCGGTGGAGAGTTTGACTCACCGGGGTTTCAAAGCCCACGCCAAAGAATGGATGCTGACAAGAAACGCAAACAGCGAGAAAGAAAAGGCACGGGGCCAGTAAAATGACAAATCCAAGGGTAATACCTAAGAAGGCTACCGAGGACAGTTTTAACGAGCTACACTACCTTGTAACAGAGGACTTTCTACGCAGAATACGTAGTGGTGAAGCTACCACACAAGATTTAAAGGCAGCCGCTGACTGGCTAAAGACTAATGATATAACAGGTGTTGCCTATGAAGGCAGCCCACTTGATAAGCTAAACAAACTCATCCCAACTGTTGATCCATCGCTAGTCAAAAGGAAAGTCTATGGCAAAAACTTCTAGTTATTACAAGAAAAACCCTAAAGCTGCGGCTAAACGTCGCAGGCAGCAGGCAAAATACAACAAAACACCCAAGGGGTTAGCACTACGAGTCAATGCAAACAAGCTTAACAAAAAACTTGGCACTTACGGTAACAGAGACGGTAAAGATTCTTGCCACGCAAAAGGCAGCAAAACTAAAGGCAAGACGTGCCCAGCAAAAGTTAACCGAAAAAGCCGTAAAAAATGACCCCATTACTACCAACACCTGATTACTACTTACACAACTTAATAACCATGACAAGTTCAGAGTCAAAGAGACTATGGAGAAGAGCTATAAAAGAGCATTTTAATTGTCAATGTGTTTATTGCGGAGGATTTTATGAACTACACAACCTTACTATCGACCACGTACGCCCTAAGAGCAAGGGTGGTCAAAGCATTACGAGGAATGTTGTACCCTCGTGTACCCGGTGCAATCAGGAGAAAGGTAGCCTTGACTGGCTCAACTGGATGAGAGGTCGATTCGGAGTCACCGACCGAGAGCAAACTATACTAGCACATATACAATGAACGAAGATGAACTAACTCAAGAAGACGTAGACGAGTATAACAAACGTCGTCAAAAAGAGTATGACGAAGCTACAAAAGGTAACGAAGAAATACGTAGAAAACAAGAGGAAGAAAAGCAAAAAGGGTTTCGAGACGCAGGCAGTGCTTTTCGTACTACAGCTGCTATAGGTACCGAAGTTGGCCTTAATACACTATTAGATTTATTTTCATTTATACCTCCAGCTCAGGTAGTTGGTGGATCTGCTATCAACTATCTTGCACAGCGTATAAGAGGTGGAGAGTTTAGCCGAGGTGAGTTTATTGCGTCTGGATTAGCTAGTCTTATACCCGGTGGAGCACAAGCTAAATCAGTGCTTCGTGATACAGCTGGTAAACAGTTAGCAAAAGGTATTGGAAAAGGAGCGGTATCTGGAGCTCTTGAAACTGGTGCTGCTGATCTTATAGATACAGGTAAGATTGATGCAGAAAATGTACTTGCTGGTGCTGGTGCTGGTGGTCTTTTTGGTGGTGCTTTTACTACAACCGCTAATATACCACAAATACAAAATCTAGCACAAAGAATCAGAACAGGCACAGGTAATATTATCGAATCACTTACACCCGGCCCAGTACGAATAGCTCAAGGTGATCTTATAGGTAATGTAACTGCTGGTCAGTTTTCAAATAATGCACCTAAAAATCCTAGAGAATGGCGTTATAGACCACCTGATGCTACTCAAAGTTATAAAATAAATCAAACCTTACTTAACAACGCAGTGTTAGACAACGGTACGTTTAGTACTAAGTTGTATGAGGATGGAAAAGTAGATAGCAAATGGGGTAGAATGATAGGTATAAATTATCAGACTAATCCTAATACTCGAGTAGGCTGGGATAAAACCAAAAGAGAACTAAGGCATACTTGGGAAGGTTTATATGGTCAGGCTATGAAACGAAAAGGCTATGAAACTAAAGATATACAAATAGAGCATATCTTTACAATACAGCAGTCTATGCCTATTTATGAGGGTGTAAGATTTGGAAGTGATCTTTATAATCAAATTCAAGCAAAAATTTTAAGAAGAGGTTACGACCCCGGTAATACTGATAGAAACTTAATGGCTATATTACCACATCTACATCAACAAAAGACTAACTATTTCAACGCATTACACGGCAGAGATGGTAGAAAATTTTTTACTCAAGACATGATAGATGAGTTTGCTGCTGGAAATAATGAATTAAGATTTGAAATGTTAGACAAGTATTTAAACGAAATAGATCAAGGTAAAAAGATACTAAATGATGCTATAGAAGTGTTTGATAGTTTAAATGTGGAAAGAGGTTACATGCCAGAAGAGATTGCTGAAAGATTAGGTCAGATTGAGTTAAATAAATACTCAGCTCCAGAATTAAAACAAATATTTTTAGATATGGAAGCAGAGGGCTTTAAGTTAAATCCTAAACAATCTGCAAAAGCAGAAGCAGCTGAAATAAAAACAGAAAAACAGGTAGCTAAGGAAAAAGCTAAACAACAAAAACGATTAGATAAAGATGATTCTTCAGTTCAAAATAGAGTAGAAGTTATTAACAAGTTTATTAATCAAGACCCTTCCCAGTTTCAAAAAACAAGTTTTGCTTTTGGTATGCAAGATGAAGACTTAAGAGAATTAGCTGAAGCAAAATATAATGAGTTAAGACGAAATAGATTGATTAGGGAAGATATACAGGATGACTTCTTTGAGGCTCCTAAAAAGAGAGAAGAAGCTATTAAACTTATAATGAAATCTATATTAAACCAACAACGTCGTAGTAGCAAATAACCGAAAAAATGGAAAATTCCCTAGTTTTACTACAGCAAGACTTTAAGCTGTTTCTACAGGCATTGTGGTCACAGCTAGACTTGCCCAGTCCTACGAGGGCACAGTACGCGATAGCGGACTACCTACAGAACGGCCCGAAGCGTTTGCAAGTGCAGGCGTTTCGTGGTGTAGGTAAGAGTTGGATTACTGGTGCCTTTGTTTTATGGACACTATTTAATGACCCAGAAAGAAAGGTTATGATTATCTCTGCATCGAAAGAACGTGCAGACAACATGTCAATATTTTTACAGAAACTTATTATAGACACACCATGGTTAAAGCATTTACAACCCAAATCAGACGACTCAAGGTGGTCGCGTATAAGCTTCGACGTAAACTGTTCCCCTCACCAAGCCCCCTCCGTGAAGTCCGTAGGTATTACGGGTCAGTTAACTGGATCACGAGCGGATCTTATGATCTTGGACGACATAGAAGTTCCCGGAAATAGTTTAACGGAGTTCATGCGTGAAAAACTTTTACAACTATGCACCGAAGCGGAGTCCATCCTTACGCCGAAAAGCGACAGCCGTATTATGTATCTCGGGACTCCTCAGACTACTTTTACTATTTACCGTCGCTTGGCAGAGCGGAACTATAAGCCATTGGTTTGGCCAGCAAGATACCCAAGAAAGAAGCAGCTGTCCAAGTACGAAGGACTGCTAGCTCTTGAGGTACAGGAAGATATCGAGACAGGAGCCGAGGAATGGACTCCTACAGATAACAGATTTACACACGAAG